TTATAATACACACTTAATTAGTAAAATACTCTACTAGTAACTGTCATAACCTGGGTTGGGTGATTTTGTATCCGCCGTGCTCTTTCACCCTACTAACACAGCTTCTTTATTTTTGGCCTTATAAATCCACAATGCCTTTCGCCTGTTGACATTGCTTCATAAATTTTTTGTATTTTTAAAATAAGTGTTTTGTATTTGTTGATTAATAAAGGTTACGGAGTTACTACCAAGTAAGGTTACTAATTTTGTTAAATAATCAATAGTCAAAGTGCTTATCTTTATGGTGTTATGAAATTAACATTGATAGGTTGAAGGTATAGTTTTGTGTATTTTTGTTGTTGATCCAATTGTGTGATTGAAGTTTCTATTAATGTCAAAGGATCTGGTAAATCTGTTTCTAATTCTGATTTTTTAAAAAATTTATAATAACTTGATCTGATAGTTAATGTTGCTGTTGTCTGACCATAATATAATAAATAAACCTCTATATTGGATAAATTTTTATTAACTACTACTAGTATATCATTACCATTATCAAATGTTACTGATTGACTAATTCCTGAGTCTGAATATAATGATAAATCATAATTTATTTGTGGTTCTGGTTGTATTTGTTGATTGATGGATTCACTATACATGAATGTTGCTAATTTTTCTGTATTTAATTGTATTTCTGTGCCATTTATATAATATTTGTATTGATTTTCTCTCATTTCAACATCTATTATTGTACCTATTTTGTAATTGTTATTTTCTTGTGTTAATATTGCTGATATATTCAAATAATCACTTGCAAACTGATTTAATTTTATATTCTGTTGTGATTTGAATTTGCTTGGTACTGTTATTGGATTAAAAAATTTAAACATATAATTAATGTAGAACTGACCTGGTAATATATCATTTTCTTGATCTTTTATATTATTGAAATAAATGCATATATAGAAAGGTACACTTTCTTTATCCAATTTTGAATTTATTAATAATTTCTTTTGTGGTATTAATGATTTTATTTGTATATCTCTTGTAAAATTGTTTGAACAACTATAAGTTATACCGCTAGTTGAGCTTATTAATGTTGATTGTATATTATTTTCTGACATGGTTGTATTTGCTATTGTACCTATTGTTATATTTCCTTTTTGAAACTTACTTACTAATGGGACATATTCTATTTTAATATTAATTGGTATGTAATATTGATTTAAAACAGCTAAATTCTTAATTCTTGTATTATCCCAATAGGCTGGATTGATTGGTATCATTGCATATAATCCATTCTCATTTAATACTGTATCTTGTGTTAATATTATATCTTTACCTGTTATTACCATATTTTTATCATCTCTAAATATATTCAAATTTATTGATTTAGGATTTTGTGCTTTGATAACATTATTAAATTTTTTATTAAAATAATTTCTACCAATTGATAATCCTCTATTTAATTGATTTGTTCTATTGTTTCTAATTTGGCTATTATTTCTGTATTTATTTTGGTTATTTCTAATTTGTGGTGTTCTTCTTCTGAATAATCTCCTTCTTTGTTCAACCTGCACTTTAACTTTTTGATCATTGTTGTTATTATTATTAATATCTTTATTATTTTGTTGATTCATAGCTACTTTTTATTGTAGGGCCAATAGACTTTTGAGCTCTTCAGTATCGAATTCTGCGTTTATTTGATTATTAATGTATTCCAACTCCTTAATAGAATTAATTTCACTTCTTGATTTTTCTTGTTGTTGTACCTGCTCCCAATAATTTGTATAAAAATCTATATATTTTTCTCTCTGTTTTGTTTCAAATAATTTAGATAATATCCTATTCATTATTGTATTCTCAGTAAATTCTATATCCTCTTTGTGTTCTTTTTGATTTAATTTAAATTGTTCATATATTTTATTGTTCACAAATTTTTGTTTTTTATTTAATTTTATTACATTATTCTGTCTAATTATTCTTGCTTGTTTGTAGTGTGCGAAAGCAACCATTTCAAATATTTTTATACCTGGATAATTGGTTAAGTAACTTACTGCTTGTTGTATGTGATATAAATATTGTTGTTTTTTATTATAATTTTTATATTTTATCGAGTATAGGGCTTTATTGTATAATTTTTTAGGGTCTCTAGTTAAAGTGATTTCATTTTCATCTGCATTTTTGAACCATGATCTTAGGGAACAAAATTTGAATGTTGAAGCATCTCCTTTATCTAAAAATTTTAATATTTGACCTAATCCAAATTGTCTTATATCTGTTATTTCTTCTGGTTTATCTGATTTTGGTAAAAAGTATTTGTAATATAAATTATCAATAAATGTGTCACTTATGTAATCTTTATATAGAACTGAAAAATCATCTCCTTTTGATAAAACTACATAATCTTTTCCATATATTAATCCGGCTTTATCATTAACGAATCTATTATATAACACCATTCTTATAGTATTCATTAGTGTGGTATCGCAATCTCCCGAAAATACTGTTCCCAAAACATAATACCTTACGTATGTATGAATTTTATTAGTGAACTTGTCTCTGTAATTAACATCCATCACTTTATAATAAGAATTTGCTATCTTTTCGAATATTTGTTTGTCTACATGGTAAATCTTGTCTTTTATTTTATTATAGATGTATCTGTCTACTCCTTTTAACATTATATCTTGAGTATTATCGAATGCTGAACCATCTCCTTCTACTACTTTAGTGAAACCTTGTTTTATATATTCATTTAGCTGATGTGACATTTCATCAAGATTCTTACCTCCACAATATCCATTAAAATATTTTGCAGCTATTTCTTCTAACATCCAGGTTACTGGTCCCATTACATATTTTACATGTTGAGGTATTGAACATACCATTCTTGGTTTTCCATCTAATTCTTGTAATTCTGCCTTTACTATTGCTGTATAATTTAAACTCAACATGTCTTGTATTTGTTCTGTTGTGTAATTAATTAGTTGTTCTGGATGCATGTATAAGTTATATATTGGTTTTATTTGTATTTGTTTTGATCTGGATAAGTGATTATACCATTGGGAAATATCATATCCAAAATTATTTAATTCATTACCTATCTCCTTATCTATTACTTTCTTTGAGTATTCTAGAAATTCATGAGCATCTTGTTTTGATGGTACTGGCGCTGATTTTAGTTGTCTCTTTAAAGCTGCAAACAAAGTCTGTTTATTCTTGCCATACATCATCATTCGTTCAGTATAGTCATCTTGATTCCCTAATATCTTCTTAAAGGCTACTTTGTGTGGTTGTTCATCTTCAATATCTATAACTTTAATGTCATTTATATTATGGAAAAATTTATGTAAAATCTTTGTCTTTTTCAAAAATTTTTTATTTTCTTTAAACTCTTCAGGGTGATATTTTTTACTCAACTTTAATAGTTCTTTATCTCTTATATTAATCATTAGTCTTGGGAAACCTTGTTCATTATGATTATCTACATAATAACTTTTTTGTCCTTTAGTAATTAATGATTTTTTACTTAATTCATCTAATAATAAAATTAATTCTTTATTAAGGGTCTTATCTAAATATTTATATTTAATTTCATCAAGTATTGGGTGTGTGTTCCATAAATAAGTTTCTTTGTTATAAACATTGCATGTATTACTAGGTTTAGCATGATTTTCTATATTTTGGCTCCAATATGTGAAATAATTATCTTGCTCTAGTTTCTGCACACCCAATTGTCCATTGGCCCCATTTAAAAATCCAATTTAGTTATATTTAAATCAAATTCTTTCTCTTCGGTAAATGTAAATGCATTTCTCAAATATCTATATATCTTGCACATAATATTTTCACTTTGGTATATTAATTTCATTTTTTCATTTTTGACATCATTTAATAATTTAACTAACTTACTATTGACCATTGATTTGATTTTTAATTCACAATCCATTGTTTCTTTTATTAACCTGGCTGTTAATGGTATTAATTCATCGATTATTTTTAATGTTGGTAATTCTTTGTTAAACCATGATAAAAATGATTTTACTGTTTCATTATTAAATTCTTGCATTTGTATTAATTTGATTCTGGCTCTTTCAATAATTTCATCCTTAATTCCTTGAACATTACACATTGTAGTTACTGGATCTATAGCTATTTTGGTCATTGTTCGGACACCATACCAATTTCTTTTTGAAGTTTGTGCCAAATAGTATTTACCTTCAATCACATTGCATTTTTGGTCTAATTCTTTTTCCATCTGAGTGCGTGTGTCTTTAATCTGTTTTTGTGTTTTAAGTTTTTCTACTAATTGTTGTATGTATTTATTATTTTTTAATGTATTGTGTACTTGAGGTTCTTGATAATTATTGTTTCTGACAATGTTTATTCTTTCTTTAATGGTAATGCATTTTTCTAATTTTTGTACTAATTCAAATGTTTCATATGTCATGTCTTTTTCTGTCAAATAATCATCTATATGAGGTTTGGTTATTTTCAAAATTTTGAATCTAGTGTAAAATGTTGCATTACAATCATAATTATCTAGTGGTATGGCTTTTAATATGTAATCATATATTTTATTATTGTTAGGTTGTGGTATAATTAATGATGTGTCTGGGTTAATCCATTTTAAATAAGATAACTTGTGTTTATATATATGATCATTTCCAAATGTTTTCATAGTAAATATAGCTTTATCAATATTAATGTATGTATTATCCTTTTCTGATTTATTATTTACTGATATCTGAGTATATCCTTCTATTTTGTCATTGAATTGTAACATATGTTGATTTAAATTTAATTTTTTAGGTATATGACAAGTCCCTACAAATAAAGTTCCATCATTAAAGTATTTTGCAGTTTCATATAATTCTTCTTCATTTAAATAATAAATAATGTCTGTTAGGTTTATTAGAGTATTTTTATCAAAATATATTTTTTCACTTTCTTCAAATTTGAATTCAGCTAATTTGTCTTTATCATTTAATAATTCTTTAACTTTAACATTTTTATTCTTTAACTCTTCTTTTAATGGATTGTATTTAAATGATTGACTACCACTTGAATTGCTAATTAAATCTGATTGAAAGAAAAAACCTTGATTTTTATTTAATTTTTCATTTCTTTTAATATTAGCTTGTTTATGATATTCCATGAATTTTTCCATATCAAATTCTTTTTCTTCTTCTTTCTCTTCCTCTTCTTCTTCTTCTGGGGTATTTTCTTTAATAACTTTTAATAGGTCTCCATCATATGTTTTCACTAAATTATTAAACCATTTATTTAATTCTTTATTTTCATCTTGTGTGGCTCTATCAATATCTCTTTGAAATTGATCAATATCCATTTTGTCATTATCAATCAAAAACATTTCTTTTAATCTATCTATTTTATACTTTGAAATTGTGTCTTTATATTTCATCTTCACATCTGCTAATACTGCATCAACATGTCTTATACGATCATAATCTGTAGCTTCCACATTGCATTTTATTAAATAAGTAGGGTAACCTGATCTTATGATTCTAGTTCCATTGATATCCAAAATGGGTCTATTTGTAGTTATAAAGTCTTCTTTTTCATCTTTGTTTATTACTGATACATTTTCTATAATGTTTAGATTTTCTGCAATTGCTCGGATATATTTTAAAAATATATGTTTATTTGTTTCTCTAGTTTGTATTGTTTGTTTCTCCTTAGGTTTTTCTTTATTAAATTCATTAAATGATACGAATTTCACATTAGTTAATTTAGTTAATTCATCTGCATATTTTTCATCTTCGGGCCTAGTAAATTTATAATTATCAATATATTTTTTCATAAACTTTTCTTGTAATTGCATCTTACTTGTATATTTGACATCTTTTAAAAAATTATATTTATGTAACTTTATATCTTTTTGATTTACATCATTTTCATTAGAGTTGGAATACATATTATTATTTTTATTTTTAAAACCTTTTTTATGATTATTATAAGTTTTGTGTGTATTATAAACATGATTATTATTATTATTATTATTATTATTATTATTATTATTA